ATTTGTACGACAGCAAAAAGGTGGGCCCAGAGAGCTACACGAAGACCTCCACAATAAATAAGCGAATCTGTGATGTGCTCGATGAGGTTTATGAACTTGCACATGACGAAGATAATATAACCACCAATGACGAGTTGCTGCATATAATCAATCTTATGAAAGAGCATTTAGTATATGACCGCATTACTCGGCCCCATCATATTTAAGTTGCATTATTGTTAAGCCTCACTTAATATTAGAAAAAAGGGGGCAAAATGAAATCTCACGCAGAAAAATTCTCAGACGCGCTAATGACCATCGGCTTAGATAAGATGAAAGCCATTAGATACATGAGTGATGTGATGGTCGCCACTGAAATAATTGAAGAAGGTACGATTGTTTTTTTCAGCGACTTTAGTCTTACAATCCTTAGAAACGATCATAAGATTGAAGTCATACAAAGCGAATCACTAACCGATCTTATCTGCCACATATATCCGTTTGATAATATTGAAGGCGCGACCACCAAAAGAATTCATTGCGCAGATTTGCATGAGGGTGTGCAGGTTTGAAAACTGAGAATAAGATCTTTCTATTGGGGATGTTCGTTATTGTCATAAATACATTAACTTATATTTATGGCATTAAGGATGTTGCATTTATTACATTGGCCTGTTACACAGCATTCAATATTTGGATGGTCAATAAAAACGCTAAAAACTTTCATGCTCTTTCGGATACGTTTGACGAATATGTAGAGTTATATGACAACTTAGCAAAACGCTATCATAAGCTTCATGCTAAACACACTAAAAGTTGAGCAGTTTCGATTAACCCGTGGCCCTTATGGGTCTGACGCATCTTATGGGGCTAATGGTGTGTTCTACGTGAAACATCAGGGTAAGGCGCTCAAAGTTGTTATTTCTGATGAGCTGGGCTGGGAGCATGTTTCAGTATCATCGACGAAAATCCCCACATGGGGGGATATGTGTTTTGTTAAAGACTTGTTTTGGGAAGACGAGGACACGGTTGTGCAGTACCACCCTGCAAAATCTGAATATGTGAATTACCACCCTAATTGCCTGCATTTATGGCGTTGTACCATTACAACAATACCCGTACCCCCGAGTTTTATGGTGGGCCCTAAATGAAAGGGCAATACAACATCTATCCCACACTGACTGAAATCTCTATTCGTAGAGTCAGGCAAAAGCACGGTAAAAAAATCAGTGCTCAAGATGCTTTGCGTTTTCTTATTCGTGAAGTGCCTAATTTACTTCAAAGCATTAATTACAGTATTTTAGCAGAAGAGCATTACTGGCTTGAGAAATCGCGTGTGGTTATTTTCCCAGAGACCGCAGAAATACTCGAAAAATTGACTCAGGCTAAATTTAATATTGAACATGTGGCGGGGATTAACATGCCTCATGACTGTTTTATATTGGCTTTTCCCAAAGACTTTATGATTAAAGATGTTCAGGCAAATAGTTGCATGATTAGCTATTTAGACAGCGCTGGGCGTATGGAGCATTTACACAAGCCATTTTTAAAATATATAAAAGCCGGTAAATCACATGTTACTGAGAAGTATGATCGTGGGCTTTATATCTCTTATATGAACCCTTACGAGAAAAACTCCGTTGTCAGAATGAATGTACCCAGCTATTTACTCGCAGATTGTTTAATGGCTGAGTCTGCTACTGAATATGTAAAACTGGTCGGGCACTTTGAAACTAAAGACGCTGGTACCATAAAGTTAAATCAGCATGAACTGGAATATCAGTTCGCACTTTATCAGATTGTGGTGCGGGTCGGGATTTATTCCACGGCGTGTGATGCGCTTCGAAGTGGCTATCCGCACGTAAGACCAAAACACCTGGAGCCTAAAGGCATTTCTTACGTTGACCAGACTTTGGGCCTTACCAGCGAGACACGCACAGTGGGAATGCATTATCGCTCATGGCATTTTAGACAGTTAACTAACGAGCGTTATTATCGGGGCGAATATGCTAATAAACCTATTGGTTCCAGAGTGGTGTTTGTAAAAGATTCTATGATTGGTAAAAATATTGAGGCTGAAACATTGGTCTGAATCTAAAGAGGGCAAAAAAAGTGCTAGTGGATAAATTCGTAAATGCGATTAACGCAGTCGATCTCGATCAGACTGGAGAAATTTTCGATTATTACATTGAGTCTAAATTAATAATTGTCTGTAAAAAAATAGGCGGTAGAATATGAAATTCGATGAGCAAACTACTTACAAGTGGTGGCACTGTAAATTTTAAAATACTTACCGGCATAATGTCTTTGCCAGACACAATGTATATCGGTGTTGACTGTTTACGCAAGCACGGAAGAAATGGAAAAACAGTGCGTTATAAATCAACTGGTGGGTGCATCACCTGTCAAAAAATAAGAAATTCACTATCGTACCCAGACAAAAGAGATTTAACCGCCCTGCAAATTTTTGAACTAAAAAACGAATCAATCGAAGAGGACTTGTGGTAGTTTAATTTTTTAAAATTCCCGATGTGTCGTTATCAATAATCTCATTGATAATTTTAATTTCATTTTCGTTATACTTTTCAACAATATTTTCCAGTACTAAATAAAACGAAACGTGCGCAGATTTCACGACATCTGTGTGCATCATTTTTTCGGCTACGATTAAGTGCATATCCATTATTGTCTACCTACTAAGTTAGCGTTGTAAATCTCAAAAGCGTTTTGTAATTCTATGAGTTTTTCTAAAAGTTCATTGTTAGTCTCTGCCATTGCAAGCAGTGTAAGCGATGCATTAACGCCCATATAAAACGAATTCTCCATCTGCAAAGTTATTTCTTTTGGTGCGTCATTAAACGCGCGACTTATATACATTTCGAATAAATCATCAAGCGTCGCATTTTCATTTATTGCGATTGATTCTGACTTTACATCCATCGGGTTGCCCTCATAAGTAGTGCTTAATAGTAACAGGAAAAGCTATGGACGACAAAGCCCGATTACTGGAACTGATGCGCGAGAAAGAAAAGTCATCTTTAGAGAATCAACTGTCATTTTATGACCCGTACCCTTACCAAATGCGCTTCCACGCGGATAAGGACAAATTCCGCTGTCTGCGGGCGGGAAACAGGATTGGCAAGACGCATTCAGGTGGCGCAGAGCTTGCCTATCACTTAACGGGACAGTATCCCGAATGGTGGGAAGGAAAGCGATTTGATCACCCCGTAAAGGCAGTTTGTGGAGGAAAGAACAACGAGAAAACCCGCGACATAATTCAAGCGGCGCTTTTCGGCGACCCCACAAATGAAAAGTCATGGGGCACGGGCTGGATACCCAAAGCTTTGCTAGGCAGGGCCATGAGAAAGCCTGGTGTACCCGATGCTAAATATCATGTCCTGGTAAAACACGTCTCCGGCGGTTATTCAAAAGTCAGTCTTCTGGCCTATGACATGGGCAAAGAAACATGGATGGCGCATAAAGCAGATGTGAACTGGTTAGACGAAGAGCCACCCCCCGACATTATGAGTCAGGCGATTCGCTCAATTATTGACACGGGTGGGATTATTTATATGACCTTCACCCCAGAGAACGGAAGTACCGGCGTGGTTAAGACCGTTGAAGAACAGTGGTCTATGCATCAAGCCGGATGGAAAGACGTTGCAGGGGAAGATTTCACATTAGATCATTTAAATTACACGTTCAAAAAACATTTCACTCATAAAGGCCGTGCAGGGCATTTAACAAAAGAGAAAATCACCGACGCAATAAGAGCCATGATGCCGCATGAAGTAAAAATGCGTGCAGAGGGTATACCGATGTTAGGCACGGGTCTGGTCTTCCCATACCCAGAGGTGGACATTAGTTACGAGTCGTTTGAAATTCCCGATCATTGGCCGCGAATTGGCGCGATTGATTTTGGTTATACACATTACACCGCCATTGTCTGGCTCGCACATGATCTTGAACGCGACACGATTTATCTGTATGACGCCATTCGGGTAAACAAACGCGAAATAAATGAAATCGCCCCTTTTATCATTGCCCGACCTTCAATCTGGGCACCCGTGGCTTGGCCCCATGACGGTAATAAACAATTTGGTATGGGCGGCTCGATTCAAAAACAATATCGCGGCTACGGCATAAATTTACTGCCTGATCATTTCACAAACCCGCCTAAAGAAAACCAGATCGAAGGCAAGGGCGGCATTCAGATAATGCCTGGTATTGTCGAAATGGCAAACCGCTTTAATGACGGACGCCTAAAAGTAGCGAGTCATTTATTTGAATGGTTCGAAGAGTTTAGAAACTACCACCACAAAGACAACAAAATTGTAGATCGTGACGATGACCTGATGGCCGCTACAAGATACGCCGTTCAATCACTTCGCTTTGCAGAAATTGAAAATGCACACGTATATAAATCAAGCGACGTTCAACACGACGGATGGATGAGTACATGACCCCATTAAAAGGCAAAAAATACGAAGAGATTGTTAAAGAAGCCATCAAGCGGTTTAAAATCGCAGTTGACTCAGAGTTTGAAAATAGAAAACTCGCAAAGGATGATATTAATTTTAGAAACGGGGATCAGTGGGAAGCGGGCGTAAAAAGAACTCGTGAACACGAAGGAAGACCCTGCTTAACCATTAACAAATTAGAACAAAGGGTTGATAAGGTCACAGGTGATCAGCGCATGAACAGAATGGGCGCGATTATTCGGCCCTTAGATTCCAGAAATTCATATACCGAATTAACACCTGGTAAAAACTTTACCCTTGCGCAGGTCATTGCAGGGATTATAAAAAATATCGAATCTATCTCCAATGCAAAAAGCGCATACGATACCGCGTTTGATCACGCTGTAGGTCATGGATTTGGTTTCTGGTCGATTAAAACAGAATTTAACGACGATGATTCTTTTGAACAGGATATAAAGATTCGCCGCATTGATAATTCGATGCGCGTTTATCTCGATCCCTCTGCGCAGGAAGTTACGAAAAAAGATGCCATGTGGGGATTTATTTCCACGATGGTTGATAAGGAAGACTACCCAAATGCAAATTGGGAAATCGGTTTCGGTGAAGAGCAATCAATGTGGCTCGATAACGATAAGGCGAGAATCGCGGAGTATTACAGGCGTGTAGAGGTTGACGCTGAAATCTGGAAAACACAGCGCGGCGTTATCAAAGTAAAAGATGATGACATGGATATACGTGATGAGCTTATGGCTCAGGGCGTGGTGCCTACTAAAAAACGCATTGTTAAAACCTATAAGGTTGAATGGTACAAATTAAGTTCAAACGAAGTGTTCGAAGAAAGAATTTTCCCATCAAAATATATTCCGATTATTCCCTGCTATGGCAAAGAGCTAAACGTCGACGGCGAGACAATTTATCGCGGCGTTATTCGTCACGCTAAAGACCCACAAAGAATTTATAACTACACCCGCACAGCGAGCGTGGAACAAGTTGCACTCGCACCAAAAGCCCCGTGGGTGATTGAAGAAAAACAGATCGGCGCGCATAAATCGATTTGGGAAAA